CGCCGTGGTCGGTGCTGATGAGATGACAGGGGCGATCATCATGGGCGAGAAGTGCCCGTACTGTTGCAAGTTCCGCTCTCCGCTGGAATTCGTGCATCAGCCAGGCGGCGTTAAGATCTGCCTGCCGTGCGAGCAGCGGCACTTGGAAGCGCTCGAGGCGCTCTCCTCGGGCAAGTTCACCGGGGAATGCAGCGAGTGCGGGACGAAGTACGAAGAGCTCCGCGCTGCGGGCAAGTGCGGGCCTCAGGGTGAGATGGCGGTGCATTTCGAGAATGGGAAGTATCGCGTTTTGTGCCTGTCGTGCAATCTGCATTACGTTCGGCTCCGCAGGGAGTTGTATGGGGAGACGGAATTCGGACGTCTCATCGGGTTGGACAGATGACCAGAGGGCGGCTTGGGCTGATGCTGTTGTGTCTGGTGCTGGCGGTTGGTCTCTGGTCGCAGCCGGCGGCTCGCGTTACGGTTGTTCCGGCCAAGGACGTTTTCACCACGGCGGCCGCGGCCTACACGCTGAGCAAGGTGCCGGTGTTGCCGGCGAACGATGTGTATGTGAACGGGCTGCTGATGCTGCAAGGCACGGATTACGACCTGAGCGGAACGCTCCTGACGTTCACCGGCCAGGCAACCGCGCAAATGGAAGCCCCCATCGTTCAAGTCAAGTATTGGGTGGCGCAATGACACGTCTGGCGTTTAAGGTTGCGGCGAAGGCCGGCGGGCTGATAGCCGAAGGCATCGCCAAAGTGACGGGTGGCGAGTACTCGCATGTAGAGATCTGGCTGGATGGCGCGCAAGGCGCAGCGTGGTGCTTCTCCTCACGCGAACCGGTGGGCACGGGGTTTCGCACGCTCGATCTGTCCGACCCGGAGCTGTGGCGGATCGTTCCGCTCGATCTCACTCCGCAGCAAGAGGAGCGTTTGCTGTGGTTCTGCATGGGCGCCGATGGGAGGCCTTACAACCTCCTGGGCATCCTGGGAATCGCGACGGACACCAGCTGCCATGAAAAAGGCGCGTGGTTCTGTAGCGAGACAGCTTACCGGGCACTCCAGGCGGTGACCGGGCGGTGGAAGAACGGGCCGGACCCCTGGCACGTGGCCCCTTCGGGCTTCGAGGAACGGGGCGATCGCGCGGGCCTTCTCGAGCTGGTGCTTCTCGATAAGTAGACAGATTTTATGGATGAGCTGGAACAACAGGTAACCGGACAATCCGGTTCACAGGGTGCCCCAGGTGTCGCCAATGGCGGCCAGGGCCACGGTGGTGCCGAATCTATCACCATCTCCAAGGCTGAGCTGGATGCCATCCGGCGCGAGGCCACAGAGGCGAGGCAAGCCTCTCAATACTGGGCTGAGTATGCGAGGCGAGGGGGTCAGCCGCAGGCGCAACCGCAAGAGGAGCAGCAGCCAGAAGACGAAGCCGGCGAGTTTGTGGATGCAGTGGAAGATCCCACCATCGAGGGCGATACCCCGGCCAAGCTCATCGATGAGTTTGCGGCGAAGGGCACCGCGGCGTTGAAAGCTCGCGGGTTCATCACCGCGGCCGATGCGTATAAGCTCGCGGTGGATGTGGCGTCGAAGGTGAGCCAGGGCATGATCGGTAAGGCACAGGCCCGGATGTCGACTGATCAGAAAATCATGACCGAATTTCCGGAACTGCGCGATCAGGGCTCGGACCTCTTCAAGGAGACGGCCAAGCGGTATCAGGCCGCGGTGGCGATGGATCCGCGGGCGAAGAGCACGCCGGCGGCGCTTTACTTGGCGGCACAGGCAGCCAAAGAAGCGCTGGGCCGGACGCAACGGCCCAATCCGGCGGACGATTACGACCCGGAGCAGGAACGGCGCGATCGCATCGCGGCGCAGGATGGCCGGCAACGGGTACCGACGCAACGGCAGGACGATGACATGATGGGCGACCAGGCGAGAGAAGTGGCGCGCATGATGGGCATCTCGGATGATGAGTTCAAGAGGGCGCGCAAGGAACTGGGCGTGCGCCGTGGTGGAAGGCGGGGAGCATAAATGGCGGCAAAGGATCGATTGAGCGGAGAGGAAAAGCGGGCCCGGCAGGATGCCGCGGGCATTCCGGATTCGGTGCCGTTCGTGGCTTCGGCCGAAGAGCGGGTGGAGAGTGCGGAGGATAAGATCCGGCGCTGCCACATCAACGGCGTTTTGATCGGGCAAATGGAACTACCGCCCCAGGTGATCGTCGCGTTGGATTACTGGTCGACGGACGAAGGGATCGCCGAAGCGGCCGCGCGGCCGAACGTACGCGAGGCCTCGGGGGTGAAGCTGGGAGCGGGCCCGTTCGAGAAGTGCTTGGAAGAGAAGCGCGACGACGTAAAGCAGCGGGGTATGGATCTCGGCGACGCTCGCGACCCGTTGAAAGAAGTTGCGGACCTGTACGCGGTTCCGGGTATGGATTCGCGTTTCTTGGGTCGGCAACGCCTGAAGGACAACGGCGGTGCGGGCGACTATCAAATTGTGCGGGCGCCGAATGGCGACCCGGTTACGGTTCACGGCCTGACGCTCGGGCACATTCCATCCGAGATTGCGGCCAAGCGCAGACGCTATCAGGCGCGGCGCGGCGAAGAGCTCTTGAAGCAGATCGGCGAAGAGTTCAAAAAGACCGGCGGACCCACCGCTGTCGCCGATCAATAAAGGTATTCTTTGACGAAAGGCCCGGAGTGTTCCGGGGCTGGCTGATGGTGATCGCAGCCACCGGCGAAGCATCCGGGCCGACAATCTATCACTGAGAGGGCGGCGCCCGGCAACGCTGCCCGTAAGAAGCAGGATGGGGTCGAACCGAGGATAACGGCCCCATTCGATCAGAAGCAGGCGCGCCCAACCAAGTCCGCAGGCATGCGGCTCACGGGCGCGGCGACCTCACCCGATACCGCCTGGTCTTCCTTCTCGTTGAGGCACAACACCAACATTTGGAGCAAACAGCATGGCAAACGTTAATGCACCGTTCGGCTTCCGGCCGAGCATGCGTACGGTGTCGGGTGCACATGGCAGTCTGGTACCAGCCCACAAGATCGCTGGATACGGGACCGCTCTGTTCATTGGCGACGCGGTAACGCACGCGGCCGCCGGCACCAAGGCAACGCTGGCGATCGACGCCGCAATCACTCCGGGCACCACACCGGTTCTCGGGGTCAATCTCAACTACGGCGCCGCTTCGACGGCGACCGATCACACCATCATCCTGGCCAAGGATGCGGTTTTTCAGTGCCAGGGTGACGGCACGGGCGCAACCTTCCTGGTGGCCGCGGCGATGAACAAGAACGCCAACATGGCGCTGACCGCCGGGGACACCGGCCTTTTGCGGAGTAAGCACCAGCTCTCCGAAACCTCAATCAACACCACCAACACGCTGGATCTCCGAATCCGCGGGCTGGTGCAGACGCCCAACAACGCACTCGGCAAGTACGCCGTGGTGTTCGTGGCGTTCAACAATCTGGTCGAAGCGAACCAGATCGCCGGAATCTAAGGGGACAACATGCAGATCAGAGGAGAATTTTCCTATTTCTTCAACGAGACCATGCTCCCCGCGATTAACGGGAAGATCTGGCAGGACTTTCGGGCAAAGAAGCCGATGGCCAAAGAGGTGTTGGACCACGACACCACCACGCGTTCGATTGAACAGCGGGCAATGATGGCGGGTGTGGGGTTGCCGATGGCGATCGGCGAAGGTGAGGACACCCCCACCGACAACTTCCAGCAGGGGTTCTACGCGAATTTCAAGCCGGCCAAATATGGCTTGGGAATCGCGGCAACTCAGGAACTGGTCGAGGACGACAAGTTCGGTATCATCTCGAAGCGCTCCGTGGCGCTTTCTCGCGCGATCTTCCAGGCCCGCGAGATCCAGGCGGCGAGCGTGTACAACAACGCGTTCGACAGCACTGGCGCGTACTACCTGCCCGATTCGCAGCCTCTGTGCTCGGCCAGCCATCCGCTGATCAAGGCCGGTGGCGTGCAAGCCAACCTCATCGCGGTGGCCGCGGATCTGGACGTCGCGTCCCTCGAAATCGCGCTGACGGATTGGGAGTTGATCAAGACCCACGAAGGGTTTTTGCAGTTGCTGCCGACTCCGCGCGTGCTGACTGCGAGTCAGAACCGCTGGAACGTCAGCGAAATCCTGAAGAGCCAATACCGCTCGGATAACGCGAACAACACCCGCAACGCTTTCCAGGACACCGAGAACGGCGACCGGGTTACCTCGCTCGTGTGGCCCTACCTCACGTCTCCGGACGCGTGGTTCCTGGTGGCACCCGCTTCCGAGACCGAGACTCTCTGGCTCGATCGCAAAGTCCCGTACACGAAGTCCGAGTACGTGGAGCGCAACGAGACGGGCTTCGTGTACATGCGCTATCGCGCGACGTACGGCGCCTACGGTTGGAAGGGCGTGTACGGTTCGCCCGGAATCTAAGGCTTTCTCCCTCCTCCTCCTGGGGGGCGCGGCAGTAGTAACGCGCCCCCTTCTTTTAACAGTTGCATCAACCTGAGCCCTTTGGGCCAGCAGAAACAAGGAACAACTATGCCAACGAGTTTTCGACAGTTTCAACGGGTGGCGACCCGATTCAATCGCCTCTTCGTTCGGGTTACGCCTCACAAGGCGGACACGGCGGACTATGGCAACTATGCGGGCCAGCAGCTGGTGGTCTTCCAGGCGCCTCCGGGCCAGACAGCGAACATTCTGGAAGTGCAGAGCTCGGCGGGTGCGGATCCCGCCACGGGTGCGGTGCTCATGGCAGTGGACGCTAGCGGCAACGTGGCAGTGAGCAGCGTAACCGCGTGCAAAAAGTGCGTGGCGCAGTACGCGCTCACCAGCGCTCAAATCAAGACCATGTACACCACGCCCGTGACGGTCGTGCCGGCGCCTGGCGCAGGCCTGGCGATCGTGAATGCGCTCGTGTGGCCCTACCTCACGTCTCCGGACGCGTGGTTCCTGGTGGCACCCGCTTCCGAGACCGAGACTCTCTGGCTCGATCGCAAAGTCCCGTACACGAAGTCCGAGTACGTGGAGCGCAACGA